ATAGCTTCAGCCTTCAGCCTTTCCTTGTAGGCATCGGGGTCAGCACCAACCTCCGCGAGAAACGTCTTTTGCCTGTAGTGCTCCACCGCCGCATGAAACGGCGAAGGGTGGTTCATCAAGGCTTGCGACTCTTGCGGGTGTTGGTTGAAATATTCAAACGCCTCGGCCACAAGCTCCGTGCCGAACTCACGCTCAGCCATGAACTTGCTTTGTTGCAGCTTCACCCCTGTCAGGTGTTGCTGAATGGCCATTTCAGGATTGTCGAAGAAATCCGGCTTCTCCTGCGGCTGCTGCATCTGGCGTTGCAGTTCAACAAGTTGCCTTGCCGTCTCCTCTGCCTTCCGTTCAGCCGCTTGGCGCTTGTCCCGTTCATCCAGTAACGCCGTAACTGGCACGGCTTGCTTTTCTTCCGATTCGGCGGGGGTCGGCGGCACCTCCGGTTCTTGTTCGCCCGTTTCGGCTTCAGTCTCATCGGCTTCCGCTTCAACCGTTTCCGGCTCGGCTTCTTCCGCTTTGACCTCAGGGGCTTCTTCCGTCTCTTTGACGGGTTCGGCCTGCTCCGTTTCCTCAAGGAATCCAAGTTTGTCGTCTGTCACGATGTTCTCCAATACGCTGTGAGACACGAAAACGCCCGTTTGACCTCGGCGGCAGGTGTTTTACGCCCGTAACCCGGCGGCGGTATCAGTACCCCATGGCGAGACGCTGGGTCTCAACCTGGGTTTTCTGTGTATCAGCCACGGTCTCTGCGACCTCGGCCTCTGTTTTCTCTGCGCTGGCCAAGTCCTTGCGGATCGTGGCTTGTGCCTTGGCAGCCTCAATTTGACCGCGCTGATTGGCTGCCTGCTGCATTGCCTGCGCTTGTGCGGCTTGGGCCTGCATGGCTTGCTCGCGCTGCTCATCAAGACGCTCAAGAAGGCGCTGTTTGTTGCGCAGGTTGGACGCCTCAATAATCATCTCTGGCGGGATTGGGATGCCCTGAGACGCCATGTTGGCGAGCTGCTCAAATTCCTCTTGGCGCAGCGTCGTGTAGTCTGGCGCGTCCTCAATCAGGATATCCATGTCCATCTCGGCAACTGCATTCTGCATCTGCGGCTGAAGGTAAATCACCCCGTTCTGGTCCTGCACGTACTGCTGACCGATCACTTGGTTGAGACCGATCCATTCAGGCGCTTCGGTCTCATCGGTCACGCGAATCCAGCGTTCCTCGGTCCAGAACTGACGGATGCGCTGCCAAATCGCCCGGTATACGCGGATCGTCCAATCGCGCAATGAATCGTAGATGGGTGCCATCTCGGCCAGACCGGCCTGCTGTTGTGCCATGATGGCCCGACCCGATGCGCCGCTTTGGGTCTGCCCAACAAGCGCAGGATTCGGACCCACAAGGTCAATCTCCTGCTTGGCTTCCTGCAAAAGCTGGAAATGCGCCGCAGCCTGGTCCTGATTGCTCAGAACCTCAAACGGCTTCATCCCAACGCGGGCCGCTTCTTCCATGACCTCGCTGTTGATTTCAATGTGACCGCCAGTCGTGTCCCGCTCGCGCTTCATCTTGTTCACATCCACCGCACCCTTGATCCCGATGGTGTTGCGGCGGGATGCGTCATTCAGAGACTTAGACCGGCGATGGTTGATTTCGTCCTGCTGGCTGATCATGCCGCGCACCATGCCGTAACGGCGATTTTCGCGGTCAATGTAAGCCGTCATCATTTCAATCGGACAAGTCGGCTCGCCATCCTCATCCAGATACGGGGAAACCTCGTTATAGATTTCGCCGCCACCGCAGAAGATGGCCAAATACCACTTGCCTTTCCTGCGGTAGTACATCGTCGCCACACGTACCCGGCGCAGTCGCTTGTCTGTCCAGAGATAATGCGCATTCTCGCGTGGCCGGTCGTCGTAGGTTTCACCGTCCTGCGCATTTGTCATCATCTGCGAAAGCAGTTCTTCCAGATCCCCGCCCTCGTATGTGTCCCCGTAGAGGTCCACCGCAGCGTCAAGGCTCATCCATTTCTGGTATCCCACATACGAAGCGTCCGAGAAGTCCTTCTCCCGGCTGTGCGGGTCAAAGAAGATTTCCTCCCAACGAAGGCGGTTGATAGCGATTTCGGGCCGCCCACGCACCTCCTCAACAACAATCTCAACCCCGCCGTAGCCTTCAATAAGCAGGTTCTCAAATGCCTCTGACTTCTTGCTGTCGAACCGCGTGTTGTCATCAACAAACACCAGCGCCTTCGTGGCAATGTCTGCTGCATCCTCATCCTGCGGATTGCGAGGAAAAGCCCGTGGTTCAGTGCGCCCCTTCTGCTCAATGCCAATCATCGCATCGACTTTGCGCTTGATGCGGTTGGCCGTGATAATCGGCTGCTTGCGCTTCTTGAACACCGCGATTTCCTCGGGCGTCCATTGGTGTTCGTCGTAGTAATCCCGGTCGCGCTCAGACAATTCCCGCGCAGTGCTGGTCAGGTCCGCTGACGTTGCGACCATCCGCTTTAATGTCTGGTAGTCGTTTTGCATCAGGCCACCTTCCAGGAGTCGCCGCTTTCGTATCCGGTTGACTGGTAGTCGGTCGGGCGGTCGGGCCGCTCATCTTCTGGTTCTACTTCGACCAATGCCGGGTGCGCCTTATCCAGAGCCATCCCTAGCAGCGCCCAGACATCAACCTTGTCGTCAAACTTGCCAGTTGGGAATGACACCATCTGTTCCAGCGCCGCTTTTCCATGATCCGTATGAGAGATTGAAACCAAACCATTCTCAGCTCGCGCCTGTATCCCTCTCGCCATTGCCGCCTTGCTGCCCGTTCTTGTCAGCCAGATCAACCGACAGGCCACCTTGCGCTCACGCATTCTGCGCCGAAGGATTGGCTCAATGGCCCTACGAATTACTCCAGCCTCGCCAAAAAACGCTGTTGGCTTGTGCTGCTCCATGAGGTCAATGGCAGCCTCGATCCACTCAGAGGCTGACGTTTGACCCGACCACCAGTCGCAATCAAAGGCCTGCATCTCCTCATCCAGCCCAATCACACCAAGCTCTGTGAAATCGCCCGCATCATCTGTGACCGCAAAGTCTGAGAAAATGTATTTCCGCAACTTCGCAGGTGGCTTGTCGTGGCGCTTAAACCATGAACGCTCAAAGAATGTGCCTTCCTCTGGCGTTGGCTCCTGTTGGTAAAGGCTGGACCATTCCCGCGCCGTCAACTGCTTCTGAATGCGCTTGAGGCGGTCCATGTTGTACTTCGCGGGCCAGAGTGCCTTTCCGCTGCGCACAGCCGGGAGGCTCAGAACGTCCCACTGGTCCGCCCCTCGCCCCATGTCCTGCAACAACCTGCCCGCTAGGTCATCCTCATGCCAGCGGGTCTGAATAAGCACCACAGCCCCCTCAAAGGCTTCACCCTTCTCCTGCGCCTCGTCTAGGTCGCGCCACAGGGGATCTTCATCTTGGTCTACCAGCGTTCCCTCAAGGCGCGTGTAGGCGGTTGAGAGGTACCAGCGATAGGCTCGCTCCCTGATAGTCTCGCTATCGGCGCTCTCCCTGTCCTTCACAGGGTCATCAATCAGAAAAACGTGCGCCCCTCGCCCAGTGACCGCCGTTCCAACACCCGCCGCCGCATATCCGCCCCCAGATTGCGTGTGCCAGCGGTTCTGCGCCTTGCTGTCTTGCGCCAACTGGCTTTGGGGAAACAGCGCCCCATGCTCTTGCCCAGCCACTAAGTTGCGCACATCGCGGCCAAAGTCCTGCGCCAAATCGCCGTTGTAACTCGCAGCAATGATAGACATCTCTGCATTGCGCCCCATGAACCAAGCAGGAAACATCCGTGATGCCAGTTCTGACTTACCGTGTCGTGGTGGCATGAAGATCATCAGCCGCTTGCACTCACCCCGCTCAACCGCCTCCAGTTTCTCGGCAATCATGTGGTGGTGTTTTGCGGGCCGGTAGGCTCTGTTCGTGAACCTCGCATAGTCAATGAGGTTGGCTCGCGCCCTGCGGCGTCTAAGAAGCTCCTGTGCTGCTGCCTGCTGCGATAGCTGCAAGTTGGTCATCCGTCATTTCTGATACGTGCTGATGTGTAATCGCGCCTGTGTGCCTGTGGACTGTCCTGCCGGGCTGCTCTAAGCCCAAGAGCTTCACCTTTGCGCTGATGGCCGAGACGGCGGCTGACGGCATTGACTCACGGGTGGCCATTGCTCTGGCTTCCTCAAGCTCCTCAAGGGCTTTCAGGACCGTGTATTCCGAACGCTTTTTGGCTGCGTCCTGTAGTTCTTTGATCCTAGGGGCAATCTTAGGGTGCTCAAGCATCTGCGCAGCTTCAACATAAAGCCACGAGTCCCGTGCATTGTCGGCCACATCGTGTGATTGCCTGTAGGCCTCGGCGGCGTTCGCCGTAAGGACGTAAGCTCTCGCGAATGCCTCCTGTTTCTTTGTGAGCGCTGTCTGTTTGGCCTCACCCATCAGGCGTCAATCACGGCGATACTTTCCCCCGCGTCCAGGGCAATGTATTCCGTTTCTCCTGCTGCAATGTAGACACCAGTTGTGGCGCTTACTGTCGGCGAAGCTCCAGCATTCGCGTAGATAGGAGTTTCGCAGTGCACTTTGGCGACTTGATGCATGCGGGCAACTAGGCTTCCGGCCGCTGTTGATGCACCGGAGGTGATTATCTCTGTTCGTAGGTTCTTGCCAGCAAACACGGCGACGCTTGCGCCTTTTGCTCCGAGAGCGCCGACAGCACCCATGGTGACATAAACGTCTGCCATATCTGCCTCCTTGAGGGTCTTGGCTGGTTGTGTGAATTATCTGAGGTGCAGGCGGAACACCCGCTTACCCTACTGTGGCCACTGGGACCGGCTTCCAGTCCCTTTTGGGTAAAACCGCACCTCATGAAGTGAGCATGCTCTGCATCCTTACGGGTAGCAGCTTCCTACTGTTGTTCCGACCAATGGCGGCAGATGGAAGTGTATTCCACACTCACTACAAGAAATGCGAGAAAAGTATGACTTCCGCAGTTTCGTCCCGAATATAGCAATGACACGCCTTTTGTGTTTTTGCAAGTCATTCATCCCTCAATAGCGCATGTGGTCAGCAACTCTGTCCATCAACAGACGAAACAGTTGGGATGAACGCACATAGCCAGATGTTCTGAGAGGTTGGTTCATGCAGCAGACGTGCTCGACCAGTCCCATTGCTCGCCAAGGGATAGGTCGTGTGACATGAACCCACCGGCTGTTTGCATCGACCTGGGCAGCAATCGTGGCGTCAGGTTTCGGTGAGGCTTGCACGCGCTCTTTGATGGGTGAGCCACTGGAAAGCATCTCGACACGGCTGTAGGCGTTCCTGATGGCCTCTGCGGCCTGCCTCTGCCTCATGGTGAGGTCCAAGCCGTCCAGCACATCTACACGCCGCCTGCGGGCCATACGGTTGGGGTTTGGCCCCTCCACTTCCTCAATGACTGTTCCGGCGATTGCCGCTTGCGTGCCGGTGCCGTGGTCGCCCAGCCAGGGCAGTTCCGGCACGCTAATATTGCGCTTTGATTTCCGGCGGCGGGTCATGGCATCACTCCAAAATGTCCGAGAGAACGTCCGCCTTGGCTACGTCCAAGTATCCGAGAATATTGACCGCCCGCCCTACATAGCGAGAGTTAATCACTAATGTCTCTATGTCGTTCTGGACAAGCGTCAGGTGCATGAAGTTAGGATCAATCTTGCCGTCCTTGATGTTTTGAACCGCAGCCTCAAGGGACGCCAACACGTCTTCTTTGTCGCTGTTGGACTGCTCTCTGTGGTCACCGACTACTCGCAACGCCATCAATTCACCTCCCGAAGTGCTAATGGTGGAAGCACGGTCACCACTGAACCAAGGCTCTTGTTGTAAACGACACGCACCCAGGTATCGCTTACGCGAATTTCCCAGTGCGACCTCGTTTTGCTCTCTGTCCATAGATGCTCTGCATTGTCTGACTGCTTGCAGATTTGCTCACGCACCCAGTCTGGGTTTGGCATGTCGATATCCGGGTAGCGCTGATACCAGCGTTTGGCGAAGTGCCTGTGAAGGTCTTTGACTGATTTTGCCTTTCTGCGTCCCATTTCTCTGCCTCCTAGAATGGGATCTCATCATCCATCGGCGCACCCGCCCCATAGGAGCCACCATATTCTGGATCACCCTGAAGGCGTGCGCTGCTGTCTGGCCCGTTGTCCCGCTGTGGCTTCTGACCCGCAAAGTCCAGATCATTGACCGACATTCCGAGATAGACCTTGCCGTTGTGCTCTCGCGCTGTTGGCCGCCCCTCCAGAGCCAAGTATTTGCCCTTGGTGATTGCGCCGCTCAGGGAGGCCGCTCGCTTTCCCCACAGGGAGCAGTCGTAGAACGTACCATCCCGCCAGTTGCCCTGCTCATCCTTGCCGTTGCTGCACACGACCGTGAAGCTCAGCACGTCCTTGCCGCTCTGTGTCCGGCGCAGTTCCGCGTCCTTTGTGACCATGCCGCTGATAATCAACTTTTGCATTTCGCGTTCTCCTTGATTGCGCTGATGGGTCCGAGAGCTGCCGCAGCGGCGCTAGCGAGCGATGCGTTGCGCTTCGCGCTCTCTTGGTGCCAAATATTGAGATCCCGCTCACGGTCACACCTGTCTGCTGCCTTCTTGGCAAACCAAATCTCCTCAATCATTGAGCGATGCTCAGGCGACATGCTGCGTACGCTCTCTGCGTCTGTTCCGTGCCGCTCTCGAATGAGGGCAACAAGAACACCATCCTTGCGCAATTCGTATGATCGCGGGTGCTGTGCCCAACTATCGTGGCTGAGAACAAATCCTGGCGGCAGGTTTTTCTCGTCGTGAAACTTCACGCCTTGCTCCCTTTCCGTGCTTTCTTCTGCATGTCCTCAAGCTCTTTCATCGTTGGTGCGCGTATCCGGCGTTTGGGCCGCAGAACGGTCATGAGCGCCTCTGCGTAGCTGTAATGGTGTTTTTCAGTGAGCAGCCTGACATCGCGTCTCTGCTGCATAGAAAGGCCCTCTGTCATCGCCCCATCCTCTCCCATCGTGCAATCCGCTTATCGCGCTCCGTCATTTCCTTTGAGGTGTTTCCCCTGAGAGCGGCGGTGATGTAAGGGATCGGGTCTTCCGTCCCGCTTTTCTGAGCCGCCTCAAATGCACTAAGAATCTCCACTGGCTTGTAGTCCTTGAGCCATTTGCCAATGATCGGTCCTGGGTTCTCAACGCCCCTACTTGCCAAGAAGGGTTTGCAGTTCCAAACCGCCGATGCACCAACTGAAATTTCTACGGGCTTAGAAGGCGGCAAAGCCGCGTCCTCTTTAGAGGTTATATTGTTTAATTGTTCTTCTTTGCTTCCGTTTTGATTTCGTTTTGCTTCTGTTTTGCTTCCCGCCGACTGATATCTGTCGTAATTACAAAGAGTTATTTGCTTCCGTTTTGATTTCGTTCCTTGCCCGACTGTTGCCGTTGATTGTTTGATGACTCCATGCGCCTCCAGGTCCGCAAAGAATGTCCTCAGCGCTTTCTGACTGATCCCAAACTTGCCAGCCATGAACCTCTCGGCAAAACACAAGGCCCCTCTTGGGACCGTGTATGGTCGGCCATTGATAGATATCTGAGTGTCTTGCCATGCCGCATTTTCGATCATCCAAAGAAACATTCCGACCCTAGCGAAACTGCCCTTCATCGCTGGGTGTTCTGTGATCCCTCGCTTGACTGCAAACCAACCACTCATCTCAGCGCTCCCAGATCCGGTTGAGGGCCACATTGCACATCACATTTGCCGTCCCGATGGGGCCTTGGCGTTGCTTAGCCACGATGATCTCAAGCCTGTTTCTGGCTCGCTCCATAGCGTCTTGCCATGCTTCAAGCGCCCCCTCATCTAACCCGGCTTCGGGCTTGTCGCGCTCTAGGTAGTATTCGTCTCGATAGCAGAACAGAACGGTATCGGCGTCCTGCTCTAACTGTCCGCTTTCCCGCAGATCCGACAACATCGGACGCTTTTCATCGCGCTGCTCCAGCGCCCTTGAGAGCTGTGACAGGGCCAAGACCGGTAAATTCATTTTACCCGCCAGTGCCTTGAGTTCAATACTGATTTCCGTGATTTGCTCATAGCGCGATTTGGCTTGTGAGCGCAGTAGCTGGGCGTAGTCAATGACCAGCAGCCCAGCTTTGCCGCCGAGCACCTTTTGCGCCTGCACGACGCCTGCTCGCATCGAGGCAAGGTCAGAAAACTCACGTGTAAGGAACTGAATTGGTAGCTCTGCTACCTTCTTCGCGGCTTCTGTTGCGGCGTCCATCTGCCAATCAACAATACTGCCGTTAAGTATTTCGCGGTACGTGACAGCCTTCCCTTGCCGTCCAGTTTCCTCAGATATTGCCCTGACAGCCATCGCCTCAGGGTTCATCTCCAAGCTACAAATGATAACCGGAGTACCTGACCGGGCAGCGTTCAGTGCGATGTTCAGGGCTACGCTGCTCTTGCCCATCGACGGCCTACCGCCGAGCAAGATCAACTCACCCGGGCGGAAACCTCCAACCATATCATCCAGCCGACCGATGCCGGTTGGCACAAGGCCTGATCTTTCACCCTGCTTCGCGGCTAAGGCGTTTTGCATGGCAACAGTGACAGCCCTAAGCATAGATACCGTCTGTGCGCCGCCCTGCACGTCGAGAGCGGCGATATCCGCGTCCAGCCTTGCAATGATGGCATCGCACCTGCTGTCGCCGTCAGCGATGCCATCTGAGGCCACTGTCAGCGCCTTCTGTACGCCCCGCTTTGCAGAGAGGTCTGCCAGCATATCAATGTAGTATGGGAACTGTGAGGCCGTTGTGGCGGCTCCAGCTAGGCGGGCAAGATAGCCAGGACCACCAAGATCAGAGAAGGCATCGTTCCCCTTTGCCCACTCCGCTAGGGCCACAGGACTGACTAATTCTCCGCGCTTTTCCTTTTCACAGATCAGCGCAAAGATGGATTCGTGAACCGGATCGTAAAACAGTCGCGTACCGCCACGCGATTTAGCCTCATGCAGCCCGTCAAGAGACAGCAGCAATGCGCCCAAGACAACCTGTTCAGCCTCAACGCTGTGAGGTGGTTCGTCCACCTTTTGGAATGGAACAACTTGGCTCACTTTTTGCGCGACTCCTCGACAAGGCGTCTTGCTAATTCACCAATGGATTTCCAGTTGGTTGGCTTCGTTTTCGCGTTGCTCATGACCGCCCTCGTTCAATGTGAAACACCACCTCACCGCCTGGTTTCTTCCCAGCCCATTGCGTTGGGAAATCCACCTCAAAGCCCTTGTCATCGCAACCCATGGCGTCCGCGATTCCGTCGATGTACGCCTTGGCGCTGATGGGGGCGTTACTAGGGTCGCCTCGAAACGATGGGGGCCAGAACTCAACCAAGATCCGCGCGTTCGGCCAGCACGGCACCTTCGCCTCCAAGGCCATCACATAGGCCTCATAGCGTGCCGCCTTGGTGGCTCTGTGCTTCTGCATGTGGTGCGCTCTGGAGTTGCTGTGAAGCTCTATGGCGGGCCATGGGAGTGTGATCGTTACTCGCTCAGTCACGACGCACCCCGCAGGCACACCAGCGTGACCGTGTGCAGCTTTTGCCAGACCTTCTTAGCACCTGCGCGGTCATCTATTTTCTTGAGGCGGGCGTATTCAGCGGCAAGGATTTCGCGGAGGTCTTGGGGGGTCATATATCCATTCCCTGTTGCACTGGTTGAGATGGCGCAGGGACAAACAGGTCAGGCTGCCGATAGGCTTCCTCAACGCGCTTGCAGGCGACTTCGAAGTAGTCAGGGTCCATTTCAATGCCGATGCCCTTACGGCCCAGCTTGGCGCAGGCAACGAGGGTTGTGCCGCTGCCCATGAAGGGATCTAGGATCGTCTCGCCTGCGCTAGTGAAGTCCATTAAAAGCTCCACGAACAAGCGCCACGGCTTTTCTGTAGGGTGGTGGCCATGCCGGTCTGGCGGGTTAACAGTGTGCGTGTATACGCCCCGTTTGCCGCCTGCGTTCCACTTGGCATGGCCCTTGCCGCCCCAAGCGGTCACAAAGCACTCAGCACCTTGTGCCGGTCC